AAACACGAATGCCGGAGCTTCTCACCCCGGCATTTCCCTGTTCATCATTTGCATTTCCGAATATTCCTTTGAAATTTTCGCCTCATTCTCCTGTTCAAGAGACCGTTATCGGCAAACCGATTCAAGGTATCCTTCTCTTCCGGCGAAAGCAGGTTATAAACCTCCTTCCTCGACTTGCCGGAACAGATGGCTTGTATGATTTTAGCTATCTCCATGTATTTCCCGAATTAATTTCTTTCTGCAACACTCACATAGGAACTTCTTCGCCACGGGGAACATCTTCTGCCCGATATATCCCCGAAGGTACTGTTCTTCCTCCCCGTAAGGGTCAATGCCGAACGTCCGGGATATATGCCTGCACAAATGCCCCTTTTCATGGTCCCAAGAATTTTGGAACTGTTCGGGGCTCGTCGTCATGGCAATTACCATCACCGTCCGGCGATGCTCGAAATTGGAATAGGTAAGGCCTGTATTCAAGTTACCGGACGACAAACTTCTGAAAGCATTTTCCAGATTACTCCCTGTACAACCTATCCGTTCCAGCTCCCGGAGTATGGTGTTTGTCCAGTAGGTGGTAACGGCGTAAAAAACCCTTACGTGCCAGTCGTATTTCGCTATGTAGAAATCCTGAACAATCATGTTTTAAATCGTGTCTTTTTGTTCTTTATATCTAAATCCATATTTACCTTTCGGGTTTTTAGTTTTAGTAGCTCTTGCTATATGCGACCTTGAAACACCTGTAAAACGGCTTGCTTCTGACACAGAACCAAATTCATTTATAAAATTCCATTGATTATCATAAACCAAAACTTTCCTTGCATTGGAAGTAACAGGCAATTCTCTGATATTAACTTTATCCTTATCATATCCCCAAAAATAACCTCCAGCTGTATTTAATTTTCCATTACATACATCTATTATACTGCTATGATCTATTCCAGTTTTCCTTGACGCTTCCGCCCCAGAATAATACTTAGCGATAAAATTACCTTGCTTGTCAAATTGGTAGACAGTTTTAGGAGCTCTTTTCTTATTGTTTTTCTTTCTTGTTTCTAAGGCTTTTCTAATCGCATCCTTTGAATAAGTGTTTTGCTTACATCGAGAATACGTTATATTATTTAGAGCATTTTCTTTATATGTTACCCATCTTAAATTTTCAACACTATTATCGTTCCTTATAGTATTAATATGGTCAATGCAAGGCTTATTTTCAGGATTAGGAATAAATGCTTCTGCTACTAACCGATGCACTCTTTTCGGATATGTTTTACCATTCATATATAAGTTTACAAAAGAATATCCATGAGTACCATCAGAAACAACGGCAGACATAAGGTGAGATTTTCTTTTTTCAAAGCAATTTCCTCTTTTAACGATCCTGTCAACAGACCTTACATTCCCCATATTAGATACTTCATAAAGTCCCTCGAATCCACTAATTGGTTTCCAAATTTCTTTCATATAGCACAAATTTCAGTTTATGCAAATATATGAATTATATTAATTCAGACCAAATAATCGGAGTACCCGAACCTATACAGTCGGCATAGAAACGAGTAAAGGGCAACCCGTCGTAACCGTCAGGGTCGTCGATATAGTCCTTTACAAACAGAGCCAAATGGGTATCGTCGGGAATCGATGATTTCAAATAGTCGGCCTTCCCCATATTGGCGACAAATACATGGTCGTACCCTTTGGCCTTTTCCAACTTCACGCCCGCCTGTGTCAAGATGACCTCCACATCTTCTTTCGAAAGGGCTTTTATCTCCTCCTTCTTTCCGGTGGCCTTGTTTTCGGCCTTCATTCTGGAAACCGCCCACTCGCACATGTTCTTGGAGAAGTGCCAGCCGTATCGGGAAAGGTACTCCGTCATGCCGGAGGGGAAAATATCATAAATGTCTAATCGTTGGTTCATAACACTGCTTTTTTATGTTTTTGAAAAGAGAGGGGATTTCTCCCCTCCCGATTAATAGAACTCGCCGTTGGCCCGTCTGCGTCTGCGTTCCCCCATTTCGTCATAGTACGAAGGAGGATAACCGGGAGCATAACGGTTGTTCATTCCACTGGAAGAACCTCCGCCATAATTCCCGCCGCCGTAACTGCCGCCATTATTGCCACGGAAGCCCATATCGCCGCCCTGCATTTCCCGCATGGCAGCTTCATAGCCTTTCTTGTAGCCGTGCTCGCAACCTTCCTTGTAGGCCATTTCGAGCTCTCTACCGCCGCGTTCATTGAATCCTTCATATCCACGGCCTTCTTCTAATATTGACCACATTCCCATATTACTTTTTGTTTTTAGAAGTTTCAGAAACACTGAGCTGTTCCATCAGTTTCTTGTTCATGGCCATTAGGTCGGCCATGCTTCTGCTCATTTCGGACATCTGCCCTTTGAGGGTGGCAATCTCCTGCTCCTGCCTTTGCTTTTCCGCAAATTCGGGATTCAAAACTGTCAATATCTTGTCGCACCCGGCAATCACGTTCTCGTGGTAATTACGCCGGTTCAGTTCGTCCAAGCTCTTTTGCCGGATAGCCGACACTTCCGAGTTCATGGCCTCTCTGGAACAAGATATGACGATGTTGCCGTTTTGCCCGAAGTCAGCGATGTCCGCACCTGCCGGTAAGTTCTGGAACGTCGTGTTCTGCCCGTTCACGCAGACCACCACGTCCACCACCATTTCCATCTGGGGTATCTGCCCGATAGGTGTCGGCATGGGGTACTTGGGCTTCGCAGCCGAAACGCTGACGACGGAACCTATATCCACTAAGGGATTTTCGTCCTTATGAAGGATAAATAACTGGTTGTTTGCTCGAAGATTCTGAAACATAGTTTTTTTTGATTTAATGGGACTGCCCGATAAAAGGCAGCCCCGTGTTAATTATTTGCTTTTGGCAGCGACGTTGGTTGCCGCCGTCGCCGTAGTAGGTCTGTACCCACCGTTGACAAGGTACACTTCGTTGGTGTACTTGTTGTAATGGATTTCATAGATCCCCGTACCGGCGATATTCTCTACCGTCACCGGCTCGTTGTTGTAAGCCAGCAGAGGTCTCGTGTCCCCGTTCGTCCCGATGAGAATGGGAAGCGTTGCGGTCGTTCCGGCGGGTATCGCCTGACGGAGATTGATATAGAATCCCCCCACATAGTCCCTGTTACGGAACGCATGGTTTGGAAGTTCCAAAGTCACGTTCTCCGTGCCGACCGTCACCGCCACCGTTGGCAGCGTGTTGAAATTCGCCCTGCCCAACGTCGGGAACGGAAAGGGAAACCCTGTAAAAAAGTTAGGCCACATATATACCTCCTTTCTTACTGGAATTAACCCCAGTAGTTGTTGCAACCGCATCCGTAACCGCTGCGCCCGTATGCGACATCGCCCGCATAAGCTCCATAAGCGGCGGCCCGGTACAAGTCCGTGTTTACAGCCTGAATGTTCGGATATACCACGGGAACGGTATTGGGCAATTTACACTTGATGCCGTCTACATCGCTTTGGAGAGCCTGCAAACCGGCAGCGAGTGGAGCAATCTGTTGCCCTACCGCATTGAGAATGGTCGCATTCTGGTTCCGTTGGGAGATTTCAGCCGCCAAAGTAGCCTTCTCTGCCGTCAAAGCGGTGATCTTGTCCTGTAAAGCCTGAGTTTGGATAGAATCCAGCTTCGCCAAAATGGCACGAGTGTTCTCATTGCCGCTGTCCACGAGGGAGTGGGTTTGTTCCGAGGTGGCGATACGGGTTTCATATCCTTGTCTCTCGATTGCGTTTTGCGTCTTGCAGCAGCAATCTGCGATTTGGGTAGACAGCGTACAATTACCCGATTGAATGCTGTTAATGATCTGTTGTGCGGACATGCCCACTTGGTTGCCGACACCCTGAATCAAGCCCTGAATGTTGCACAAGGCGGATTGTAACTGTTGGGTAGAGCAGTTAAAGGACGAGGCGAGTTGGTTGATGGCATTACCGTTCCCTTGAATGGCCGACATCAGGTATTCACGTCCGACATCGCCGTTCAGCTCGGCAGGAAGCCCGCCCCGGTTGCCAAAACCTCCGAATCCGTTACCGCCCCAGCAGAACCACAGCAGGATAATCCAAATCCACCACATGCCTCCGCCCCAAGCGTCCTGATTGTTCCTTCCCTGATTGAGAAGGGCCAAGAGTCCGGGATCGACCCCTTTACCGCCCATCAGGTTGGGCAATAAAGCCATGATGTCGAACTTGCTTCCGCCACCATTGGGCTCTTGATTGAAAACATACGTTCTTTCCATATAGATATAATTGATGGTTACGGCCAATATCGGCCGCATACAAACGTATGGCTATTGCCGTTGCTATCCTCTGATTTCGGTGGCTATCCTGTTGCTGACCCGTTGATTTGTCGTTGTCAGAATAAAACTTCCCGAACACCGCTGTTTCAGGCTGTTTTTCAATTTGTTCACTCCCTGTCGGGTCATGGAAAGATAAGCGGCGGTGTTCTCCTCGGAGAAGCCGAGCGATACCAACGCACAGATGAGCAGGCAACGTGCGTCGACCGCATTTTTGTTCGCCCCGTTAATCAATTCGCCGTAACACAGCTCACATTCCTCGCAAACGATTTGCAAGACGTGTTCAAAGATTTCATTGGTTTTCATATCTCTTGCCTTTTTAAATATTTGTTAAATTATAGATTGTTGACACAATAAAAAACATCACGTTCCTGTTTAAAGGCTGTGAAAGCCTCGTAACATTCCCCGTGATGTTGTCTCTTGTTAGTTTTGGAAGAGCAGCAAGAGATTGAGGCTTTCCTCTTTATACTCCGAAGCCCCTGAAGGAGTCGTAAATCAAATTATATCAAGAAACCCAGTCCTTTCAATTTTGTTATCCATTTCATGATGTAAGGGACAAGCAGCAAGACAATGACACCGAGAGCCCACCAGCACCATCGGGGAGTCTTGTACTTTACTACCTCGACGGGGTAGGGTACTTGTATGCTGTCCGTCTTGGATATATACAGCGTATCGATTCTGTCCTTGAACCTGTATATGTACTTGTATTGGAACTCCCGTATCGTGTCTCCCGATTTCTCGATGAAAACACTGTCCCGCATGTATATGGAATCGAGCTGCACCCGGTTCAGATACACCGTGTCGCTCTTTGTCGTCTCCACAGGAACATACACATGTCTGGTACAGCTCGTCGCAGCCAAGATAGCCAAAAACAACAATAGGAATACGATATGTCTCATAGGCTCAGTATTTGTTTCCGGTTCTTCGATGAAGACACATAAGACACGTGCACCCAGCTGTAATCGCTCTCGTCAATCAACTGGTCGAAGGGAAGGTTATCCCGAATCAACTCGAACAGTTTCTTGTTCTCCTCCTTGTTCCCTGCCGTTATATCCGCCGCCTCGCCCCTCATGTGCTGGCTGTTTTTCGCACCACCCACAGCGGCATTGAGTTTGGGACAACGATAGCCCGAATTGACGGTTATCGCCTTCCCGTACATCTCCCGCAAGGGGTCTAAAACATGGGTGACAAGGTTCGACAGCGCAACAGACGCTTCGGTCGTCGGGGTATTGTCTATACCCAATTTATCGGCCGTTGAGCTCTTTGTGAGTTCTTTCATCGTGAAGTATTTCATATCCATTCTTCATTTTTTTCGTCAGGCAATCCAGACCTCGATTTGAATCACCAGCCCTCCCAGTATGGTCGCCAGCAAGTCGGCATACGACCAAGCCCCCGGCTTCCTCCACTCGTCGACAGCCTCCTTGATACAGCCCGCTATGGCAGAGAACAGCACACAATATTCCGCCGTCGCACCTATCACGATGGCGAAGAAAGAGGCGATGACACCTCCTGCGATAAAATGCAGCAGCTTGTCGTGGGGAATAGACAATAACAACCCTTTGATTCTTTCCAAAATTTTCTTCATATTATTCGTTATTTAATCGGTGATAAAAATCCAGCTTGATACGGTCATAGACAGAAAATACATTGGTTTTAGATCTTTCATCGTTCACCGTTTGGGCATATATCTCGTCCTCGACGACCTTCGCAACCCAGTCTATCCATTCGGGATTGGCATAGCGAGACAGCCTCTTTCCCTGATAGGTAAAGTAATCGAGACGGCTGTTCCTGTCCTCGAACTGGTTCGTGAGCTTTCCGATAATTTTCTCTTGCGTCCTCTTCCTGTCGGATATATGGTTTTCCTCCCTCACTTGCTCGATGATTTCCAAAACCCGTCTGGCGGAAAGGTTGAAAAATTCACTCGTCATGTTCTTTATCCGAAGCTGTGTTTCCGAGCGCAGTCCTTCCGATATGTCGGACAACATGGTATTCTGGTCGTTCGTCTTTTCGATGAGCTCTTTCAAGGACTCGCCGTAGTCCTCCATGCTCTTGGTGATAATCGACTTGAACCACTTGAAGCAGGCTACCATCATCATGGCCGACAACACCAAGAAGAATGCTGCGGTCATCACCAAGAACCCCTGTTCGCTTATCCCTCTGGCTACCTCCGTAGCCTCATTTATCCCTCCCATATCAATGTTTCTGTTTTTCGATTAACAATCTGGCTTCCTCTTTGCAGGATTCCGCATAGGCGTTATAAGCCTCGAACTCCTCTGCTTTCGTATCTCTTTGCCGAAGTATCGCCAACTCCTCCGACAAGGTATATTTCCGACGGATCAATCCGTTTACCGTTTCTCCGTAGTCCATTGGTACGGGAGGTGTTTCCGTGCCGTCCTCCGTCGCTTCCGGTGCTTCTTCGTACTCATAGACTATCGCCCCGTTCCGGTAATACATCACGGGTATTTTTCCGGGTATCTCCTCGGGAGATGGGATAGATTCTACCTCTATCCATCTCTCCTTTTTATATTTTCCATAATAGATGGTTTCGACTTTTACACCGTCTAATTTAATTTGTATCATAACCTACTTTTACTTTATACATAATATCTCCAATTCTTCTTACATAACCGTCTTCTAGAAAATATTTACTGATTTCTTCCAATCTACTGTACGTGGGGCAGTCATTATTCTTGCAGAGAAGTGAAATGCTACCAATAAACCCTTTCAATGTAAGATACCCAATGTTACATATTATAAAAATAATTGCATTACCAGTATAATTTTTGTAATTTAGTGAATATAATGGATTGAATCCCACTGTATTAAAACATTCATCAGATGATTTTACATCAAAGCTGTTATCTTCTGCAACTAATCTCGTACCTCCTTTATCATACAACAAATAGCAATCTATATCATTATTAATAAGATATTTAATGTAAAAAGATGAAATAATATTTTCCCCTTCTATTATATGAATCTCTGAATCAACATCTTTTATAATATAAAGTTTTTTCCCTGCTGAAATTAAAACTCTATCATTATAAGAGGTTATGCTATAAGTAGATGAATCAATGTCTATTTGTTTATATACAGAAAAATTGATCGGTTCGATAATTAAAATTTTTTTTTCACCAGTAGCAACTATATAATTGTTGTATAGACTTATATTTTCATATTTAGTTATAACCTCTTTATTGAACTCTAAACTACCATCATTTAAATCTATTTTAGCAAGTCCTGTTATACGTCCCCGAACAAATGCATATCCTTCATAGAATAATACATCATTGTTTATCGTATGACGATATTCTCTACCTATATAAATGTTTTGTTTAATTTCCCATATTGTATTCCCCTTTTTAACGCGCTTAATCCACGAACTAGCAATATTATAAAAAGAAATAACAAACAAATCTTCCAAGTCACCATTTATAGGGATTGCAAATTCTGTATCTAAATGTCCATTTGTAAATGAACATTTATAAAACGGTATAAAGATATTATCTTGAAAATATTTACCGTCCACACTCTCCGCCGCTTGGTTAGCTTTATCGGCTGCCTCATTAGCGAGAGTTGCCGAGTTGTTCGCTGCCGTTGCGGCATTCTCTGCATTTCCCGCCGCTGTGTTGGCGTTCGATGTGGCTGTGCGGGTATCCGTAATAAGCCCTTCAAGGGTAGTTTGCATTTGGGAAAAACTCGTCTCTCTTTGAACTTCCGCTTCGGCTCTCTCACTCTCTGCCGAGGTACGGCCGCTTTCAGCAGATTCCCGTTTTGCTTCTTCTGCCGTCAACGTGACACCGAGAACCTTTATATCCGTGACCGCCTTGTTTGCCTTTTCAGCTGCCTCATTGGCAACTTTCGCCGCCTCTGTCGCAGGACGTTGAAGATCGGCGATTTGCTCCGGCGTAAAATCGTCGTAGGTAAAAGGGTCTCCCTTGTCTCCTTTTTCACCGGGCAAGGCAACCATTTCCTCCACCACGGCGGCATCGGGTACTACCACCTGCTCATGAACGATTATGCAATCACTATCTGCCATATCACTTGATGATTATATTGGTTTTGTAAACATCTCCATAGTCCCATTTGCCGTCATCGAAATCGGCATCCTCTATCCAGTAGTGCCTCTCGACCGTGAGCAAGCCATAGCGGAAAGTCCCGGAATTGAATATGCCGTACAGCACGCCGTCACGGAACACACAGTTTTTACGAGTCTTCCCGTCGTAGCTCACTTCGCAACAACAACCGGCCTCGTCCTTGTAGATGAACTTAAACTTCTTCGTCTCGGCATCGATCGGGCTCCCGTTCTTGTCCTCAAAGCCAATGGTAAACTTAATATCCTCCCACGAGTATTTCACTACGGGATCTTTGTCATTCATCGATCAATCTCCTATAATCTTAAAGATGCTACGCCTGCTTATTGGCTTTTCGCAAACACAGCATTCTTCCGAATCATTAATATAGTACAATACTTCCTCTACATATTTCAATCCGATAGAATAAGTATCATCGGCTATCATTTGTCGTTCCTTTAATTCTGTATGCGAAGAATAAGCATCGTTGTTATTCATAGTTCCAAACCTCGTCGGCAAGCTATTACCGAATTTTACGACACGTGAATAGGCCAGATAGGCAACAGCTTTCTTCAACCCTCCGATAATGCGGTCTTCTCCTTTCTTCGACTTATATAGACCCCCATTTAGTAAGATTGTATCTTTACTCTGCATTATCTTCTGAAACAGAGTATCACCTACTAGATAGCGAATGTCTATATCTATCGCCTCGTCTATCGCTTTATTGGCAATTTCCTTATCTGCATAGCAAGGCCTTGCCAATGTCGATATATCAGTTGGTGTTATTAGTGCTGCCATACAACATCGATTGTATTTTAAAAGTATCAGACGTGAGTTCTCCGAATGGTTGTTCATACCAATTCTTGAATATAGATAACAAGGCTCTCGATATTGCCCTCTGCTCTTTGGTTACCTTACCCGAATAGTAGGAATAAGCGTCAGCCAATATATCGCCAGAGAAGCCGAGCTTTCCTTTTCTTATTGCCAAAAATGCTTCTTGGTTGAATGCTGAATAGATATTATCTATTATGCTATCCGCAGTTACGGTAAATTCCTTATCATAATTGTTGGTCGACAAACTTATAAATTCAGGAGATTGCTCGTCAGCTCCTATCTCTATCTCTACTATCTTGCAGGCATTAAAATCTCCCTGCAAGTTTTTCAACACAGGAGAATATTCACTTTCGTAACTCTCATGTCCGTAATATCTCCTTTCATCGTCAAAATAATTCTCTTGAATATCTGTTCCTTTCCTTGTAATCAATGCCCCGCTCGGCAAGAAGTTATTCCGGGCGTTGCGATAACGTACATTGGCAAGTCCTTCATCTGTACTCATATCCGTGATAACAGGGTCATACACCGGAAGAGGGTAAACCATGTTGCCATTCCTCGAATACCATAACACCTGCCCCTTATACTCATTTATCCCAACCTCTTCAATTTCGGGAATTGCAGAATTGGGATCGAAAACATGAATGAAACTAATGTTCGACTTGTTGACTTGAACTCGTTTTCCATTCCTAGTTTCATCACCCGTCCAGTTAGGGTGAATGGCTATTTCTGTCACTTTACCGTAATCGTTTGGCTCTTTAAGTCTCGTTGTAATGAAGGGGATATGATGAATGTTGCGAATCTTTCCTAATACGTCATAATTGGCATGTATTGCAAAACCTCCGAACTTTGCAAGATCATTGGCTAACAATCCCAACAAGTCATCTAGTGTATCTCCGCTTTTGTTAATTTTGTAATCTGAAATTATTTGAGAGTTGAATCCATTCCCTTCTATGAAATCTGCATAGCGAGACAAACAGCCGGAGGCGATAGACGACGATGCTACCACCTCGGCTAATTTATTGGGATACAAATTATCCTCACCATAGCTCTGTATATTCAGGCTGCTCAGATAATTCGTGCTAATCCTCTTTTGAGGTTCCTTTACGGCTTTTAGATTCATAGAACTCGTCAGGGATTACAGAAAACATGGTTCGCAAGCCGGGGTTATTGGTCAGATATTCTTTGGCTATATCATCGGTAAGGTTCTCATTCGTGTAAACACGTGGATCACCGAACACTTGAATCACAGCTCCTGGTTTTAATACATATTTCGATTTCTCTTTCATCTTCTTGTTCCTTTTTAAATAAGTGAATGTTTCAATCAATGCGTCTCTATGCTTGTCCTTGCAGTTACATTTCCGAACTTCTTTTTTCAAGGATTCATTATAGAGTTTCTCGATCGTTCGATGATCCTCCTGCGATAGGGAGTTTATTCTCCCTATCAACTCGGAGGATAATTTCATCGCTTCTTCATAGGTCATACACCGGGAGAAGGATTAACCAACGAATTAATCATCGCCAGCGTAGCTTCATAACTGGTCTTGAACAAATAAACTTCTGCCACAGGGCTTTCTGTTTCAGTCATGGTAACCTGCCAGCCACCTTGTGTATCAGAGCTATACGGGTCACGAGTCGCTGCCGTTGCGAACATGCCTTGTTTGATACCGAAAACTTCAAAGGAACTGTCTCCTTTCGTACCTTGTGTGGCACTAAGATTCTTCCATGTGTTTTCGAGAATCACGACATACTTACCATTGAACAAGGGGTCTATCACTGTTTCAGCAATCTTGGGACCTTTGTTCAATATCGTAAATTGGACATTTTTAGTTACCGTATTGGAAATTGTTCCAACGGCCAGTTCAGAGGTAGATCCCGTATAGGGTGTATTTCCTCTTTGAACGATTTCATAGGCCTTTTTCCCATCTTTTAAAACAAGGTCGGAAATCGTATTCGCACCAGAAAAGGTGGTGGCCGTAAAATCGATGTCGTCCCAGTTAATAATTATTCCTTTGTGCTCATACCCCTTTGTAATAGGATCGTTACAGTTCGGAACTATTCCTGCCGAAATCAAACTAACACAGTCTGTTGCCATTTCATTTTCCTTTCTTAAAAAATTATTTAGCATGCTACTTGAACTAACTCATCTTCTGCTATTAAAGTACCGAGGTCTCCTGTCGAATAAATTTGAGTTTGTCGTTTTTCACGATTGAAGAAAATATCCAAATCTGAAATCAATTCTCCGGGAGCCCCCACAAGTAAATTCTTCGGCGAAGTGTAAACAGCTCGGTGAGGAATGTTCAACTTCGTCTTATCATTTTGATATTTTTGAATCATTCTATCCCAAATCGATACGGAATAAATAGGAACACCATTGTATTGCGCCATTTGAACACCATCGAAGATAACTTCCCACGGCATTATCGTGCTGTAAGTCTTCTTCACATCTTGCGTCAATGCGTCTGCCAATGATTTTGTCATAAAAATAGCTGCCCCGTCAAGGGTAGAAATTCTTGGGTCTGCTTCCATCAACATGGAGTCTACTATGCCCGTTGCAACACCGGATTCTAATAATTTCGATTTTTGAAGGGCTGCCGTTGTTTGCGAATTTGCCGCAATTGCTGTTTTCTGAGATTCATTATCTGTAATTATTGCAAACAGTCGTTTCCAGAATCCATCGGCAACTGTAAACAAGTTGGTATTAACCCCGTCTGTTATCTGACCACTTCCTCCGGTTATATTCTTTGCGTCCTTGTCGCCGAACCAAATTAACCGCCACATCATATTTATCATGGCCTTTTCCAATGCCGGTCGATAGACAACATTCATATATTCGATAGAGGTCATGTCGCCCTTATCCGTGCCTGTTTTCAGCGTATATTCGGCTACTGTACCCATAATATCGTCATAACAGAGCTTTAAGGGTATTTCCCATTCTCCCAATTCCCACTCTTTTTCGTTCGCCTCAATGGAAGCAGATACATAAGTAGGATTACAACGATTCGTCAGTTTCGTTCCGACATCTTCCATATCTCCTATGAACCCTAATTTCTTACCGTTTCTCGCACTAGTCATCAATGTAAATAGTGCTTCAAGGCTTTCGTCCTTGAACGTTGTCATCGGAATTAACTCCTGCAACGTTTTTATCGCCCCATTATCAGGGGTCAAATCTTCAAAAGTTCCCATAATAACCTAAAAAATCTATTAATATTACCTATTTTCTTTTTCGCTTTTCAACCTCATGGGCTTTCGCTCTCTCTTTCCTCTCCCTTAATTCCTTTTCAAGGACGTTTTCCTCTGCTACCGGCTCTTTCTTTCTAGCCGGATTTGGCTTAGGGGGCACATAATTGCTAGTCGTCACTCTGTCAAGCCATTGTTTGCCCCCTGCCGCTTTAACTTGGGCTAGAATAGCAGACTCCTCGTCGCTTTTTCCCTTCGCTCTTTCTGATTCCAGCTCCGTTGTAAGTCGGGCAATCTCGGCTTTAAGTGCTTCCACATCTTCGCCTCCATCAGTGACTGCCTCACGAATCTCGGTAATCACGCCGTCAGATACGATAATCGTTCTCCCATCTGGCATCAACCATTCCCCGTCAGGGCTGGCGGCATCACCTACCTCCGGATCTCCTTCTTCTCGTTCTACTGTCAATACTTGCCCGTCCTCAGTTTGCAGCTCGATGTCTTTTGCACCTGACAGACCGAGTGCTTGCGCCAACACATTCAGCGCATCTTTCAGATTCTTTTTACTCATGTTTTTTTTATTTTTGTTTGTATTGGAAATAGCCGAAATCGGCTCGATTATTTCCGTTATGAATCCCAAATCCTTAGCTTCCTGCATGCTCATATATCGTTCCTCTTTCATCAGAGTGGCGAGAACTTCCCTATCAGCCCCGGTGCGCTCTACATAGAAGTCAAGAATCTTATTATCCTCCGACCTCAAATCATTAGCTTTTGCTTCCAGTTCTTCCGCCGTGGCATTCTCTATATAAAAATCACAAAAGCGGGTATTGTGAATCAGAAGCCTCTGATTCTTATTCCCTTTACGGACAGAACCGGCGAGTAAGACTATCGTAGCCATAGAAGAGCACACGCCGTCAACCACCGTTATTATTTTTTTGCCGGTCGCCCTCAATTTGTCAACGATAGCCCAGCCCTCGGCTACATCGCCGCCCGGACAATGAATGCGCACCTCTATCGAATCGTCATCTTCCGGTATCTGGCTTACAAAATCGTCTACATCGATGAAAGAAACTGCATTGTCCCCGAAAAACTGCAATAATGCTTTTTCCGACTCGTTCGCTATTTGAGAATATATTTTTAATACCATTATCCAATCATTGGTTTATTCCAAATTTACGAAGGAATAACCTATCAAACAGAATGATAAGAAGGGATTCAACTGCACGGATTTTGCAGCAAAAAAATGGCGCATATCCTCACGGACACACGCCACTCGAAACACAACACATATAATTAAACAACGGAATCGAACTTTTTCAAGATGTAATAGAATTTTCTCGGCCTTATCTGGTACTCATCGCTCAATTTCTCGGCGATATAAGACACTTTTAACCCTTCTCCCTTCATCGTTAGGAAACGCTTGTACATTTCAAGGTACTTAACATCGTCCAGATTGACTCCGGCGCGCCTCATCGCCTCCAATATGGGACGGCTTATCTCTATACATTCGTGGACTTTCATGAATTGAACAATTAAATGGAACCTAAATTCTCTACCACTTTAACTTGTGAACCCACCTTGTTAATCTCCGTAACGGAAACAATCGGGTGGACATCTTGCATGCCTCGTGCAATGGCTCGTGCAATCATCTCCTCACCGAGAGCCTGACTACTTTTTTCCCGAACTTGTATGGGCACGCCTCCTCCGGCTACATTAATAGCAGACAGTAGCGGAGCGAACATGGAGGTAGCTCTTGCTGTCATCACGCTCTCTCCGTTAGACAACATAGCGGGTATACTGTCGCTCGTTCCCGTTCCGGGCCCTTCTACAAGACCACCATCGGCAAATTTGGCCGAATTTATAATTCCTATCGCAGTTGTCATATTGGAGATTATCGTCGCGATTAAAGAAACTGCTTTTGCAATACCAAATGGACCTTTGGCAGCCTCCGCAACAGCCGAAGATATTGCTTTTCCTGTGTTAATAGCAACTTCTGCCAATGCTAATGTCTTCGATAAAAACATAAATGCCTTATTGTCCTCTCCAAGCTGCTCGAATAACCCCGATAGAGCTCCTGTAATTTGAGATGCCGCTTCGAACTTCGCTTGTTCTATTTCTATTTCCCTCTGGGCAAGTTCCTCTTTGGCATCCAAATATTCCTGCTGGGCTTCGAGTTGTCGAGCTTTAAACTCGGCATCGCTTTCTCCCTCTAACTGCTGTAAGGAATCAAGCCGTTTCTTGGCATTTTCAAGCTCGACTTGCAACTCATCTTCTCCGGCTATCTTGGCGGCTGCTAACCTGTTGGACAATTCGAGTTCTAATGCTTCCATAGCTTTCTCTTGCTTTTTCCGCTCATGCTCCGATGTCATTTCGTCGAGTTTCTTTTGATAACGTTCCTCGATTAGTTGTTTCTGCTCGGCAGTCAGTTTTGTATTGGATAGTTCTATCTCCTTTTCCTTTTTGAGTTGTTCTGCTTTCAAGCTATATTCCTGAATTGTACCCTCTGTTGCCAATTGAAGCCTCTGCTCAATATAAGCAGCTTCTTGCTCTAACTTTTCCCGAATCGATTCCTCATTCACTTCTGATAATTCTGCATCTCTCTGCTTTTCCAAGTTGGCTATTGTGGCACTCATGGCGGCCTTCGCTTCGGTCGTTAGATTCTCTTCTGTTTCCATTCGCTTCCTTAAATCTGCTATCTGATCATCATAACTTGCATTTATGTCCGCTTTCTGTTTTTCAAAACTATCTTTAATTAGCGCATTTTCAGAATCACGGAGAGCACGCATAGCTGCAAGCTCTTTAGCCGAACGCTCCTGCACTAATTGTAACCGTTGTTCCTCCTCTTGATTTAATTTAGTTTGAGCCTCTGAACGTTGTGAATATAACTCCCTTGTTTTTGTATTATATTCTTTTTGAACATTGTACAAATTAGCTTCTGCTTGTGCCAATTCATCATTCACTTCTTTACTATTTTTTGTTCGCTCAGCTTCTTTTTTAGCTATTTCTAATCTCTGTTTCGCTTGTTCCAACTCATTATCTGCCATAGCTTTTTCCTTATCTATGGCTTTATTCAAGAATTGTATGCGTTCTTCTGCTGAATATTTATCCCTCTGAGCAGATTTCGCTCTCAAATCAGAGGCTTCCATACTTAATTTCGCATTCTCTACAAGGTCGCTCCTTTCTTTATTGGCTAAATCTAATTTCTGCTTTTCAAGTTCTATATAATCCTTTGAATTTTGATTTATGCTATCTCCTACTCCAATAAAATCCAAAAAAGCACCCACCAAACCAGTAACAGCTTGTGCGGCAGAAAGAAAAACATCTACAATAGATTCCACAACCCTTGTTATTCCGTCCATTGCCATTTTCAACGGAGCCAATACCTGCTGCAACTTAACATATTGTTCTTCGTTGTTCTTTGCTGAATTTGCAAGTTTCAAGAATAATGCCGTAATGACACTTATAACAGCAATTACCGGGTGAGATTTAAGAAGATCAAAAGCCTTACTTACCCCTATAACACCATTCCTTACAGCCTGAATTCCTGCAACAAGCTGATTGTTCCCAAATACGCTTTTGATTGCATTTTCATAGTTACCTACATTCCGGTTGAATCGACCGGTTGCCTCTTCTGCTCCTTTAAGCTCTTTTGTAACAGCATTAATCTTGTCTTGTAATTCTTTCCCTTTCGCCGAATCCCGTTCCGCCTTACTTAGATTGTCATATTCGGCAGTCAGATTGGATAAAGACGCACGCAGTTGAACAAGTGAACCTCTTAAATCCGATTCAACTTTAATATTATTTTGAATCTCTTTCCTAAGAGCTCGTATCTTTGTAGAATATTCGGTAACATGCTGTTTTGAAAGCTCCATTTCCCGATTATATTCTTCCCAAGAAACAGTCCCTTCCTTTAACCATTGGTTGTACTCTTTTTGCAAATTCTTTTCCCTTTCTATTTGGGTATTCAGCTCCATTATTTGTTTAATCGCTGCCTCTGTATTTGTTTGTACTTTAACATTGAGGATAATCTCTTTCTCTGCCATAACCTAAAACATTTATAGTATTCATAATAATTTAAGTAGTTCACACTCTGAATAATCACCTTGCGACTTTATAGATATAATAGCGAAAAATGCAGCATATCGCTCTATATATACAGGTATCGTGTAATCGAGGTTTTTCAAATCTATCTCAGTAAGCCTGAATGTGTCTTTAATCACAAACGGCGATTTGATGAGATCTTGATAAGAAGATAGACCGAAACGTGATACCCGGTTTTGAAATTTAAGGTCTGAAAAGTCTAAACGGGCATCCTCCTTGCCTTGACTATCAAAAGAGATTACAAGCTGCATAATCCTGTCTCCGCAATCTTCAAGCTCTACTGTTGTACCGTCTTCGCTCCATTTGAAATATGGAACAGCCCTCATGTCCCCATTGTCACCCCCGGCAGTATAAGGGAGTTTCGCTAAGTCTTTTTCATGGTCGAGAGTCTTATTTTGCACAACCATATAGCCGTCTGCACTCTTGGCGTTCTCGTTCTCCTCGTAACGGAAATAGTTCTTCTGTGCAAAGTCCCCAAACGTGTACGAGGTCTCTTTGGCCGTCCACCCTGTCGGGACTAATTTCTTGCTCCAATCGACCGCCTTGTCTCTATTATCTATTATCTTGTTTACGGATATGAAAGAGACACCGGTATCGCTTTTTATGGCGAACAAGCCGAACAGCCAGCATATTTGCTTTATGAAATCGACAACCGATATATCCGGCAGGTTCGAGCCGATCGGGTAATATTGGTTATAAGATACAGACTGAACATCTTCGCTAAAAATTTTTATATAACTTTTTATAATACCTAATAACGCCCCATTGTTTATACGTATTCTAATTGTTATATTACTATATTCTGTAATATCAAAAGGTATAACTCCTTTATAAGCACACAATCCAATATCATTTGAGCTAATTTGTAAACTCTTAATATATTGTGCATTTGAATAAAAGGCTAATTCTACCACATTAAGAGTATTATGTTTATTTGTATAAATAAGGATGTCTAATTCCCAGTCAAGAGATGTTTCATATATTCTAACAACATCTCCGTATGTTTCTGTATTAGAAATATTTATACCATCAACTCTATTTATTTGGGTAAATTTTACATACTTAATATCACTATCAAGTGTACCTGTAATATTCGCTTCAAAAAAATTATACTTCGAGCTTGCTTTCTGTGAGATGAGGGGCAAGTACAACAGTTCTATATATTGTTTATAGCTTCCCCAATCCATTGTAAGACCGTAATATGAGGCTATTTCTTCCAACAGCCTCATGCAATTGACCGACGGGTGTATAAATATCTTGTCTCGGTTGGAATCAACATCTATACCCGCATTATGACGGATATAACCGTGTGACAGCTGACCGTTAACCAGTCCGTTGTCGTATGTCGTAGAGCTGTTCCACGGCAAAGCCATATCGGCAAACTCCTGTATGCTCTTATCATCGTTCATGAGCTGAATAAATTTCTCACTCATTCCCCAAGTTAAGGCCACATCAAACCCATCTTCGCTACACGATATAAGAACGGCTTTTGCGTCAAATAGCTTTACCCCATTCCTGTAATACTCCGCATTGAAATAGTCCCTCATCATGTAGCTCTCATGACCGGCAACATCGGGAAAATCCAACAGCCGTATATTCTTATTCGTCCTCGGTAACTTTATCGTATAACTGTTCGAGGCTGTTATCTTGGAAATGTCCCCCAACAAATTGCTCTTGAAATTGAGTGTTATCTCACTGTCGCCCAAATCGACACTTTCACCCTTGATATATAGTTCCTCTTTCATATCTTTATTGTTAACTCTTCGGGTAATTCAATCTTGAAAACAAAATCTTGAAGTTCAGCACTCGTCCGCTCAAAATCCCCAGTCTGTACATTTACTCTGATAAACGCATTTGCTTTTATATCAAACATGTAGACCATCGGGGAATATAACACTTCTTCAACATAATCATATATATTTTTTTCAGCCAATGGGAGAGCGAGGGTTAATACCCGTTTCGCAGTTTTATTCCATTGATTCACTGTATCGTTCAATCGTAAATCGTAAATATTTTTTTTATTATATTCTTCTCCATCAACTTTAAGCATATCTCCTTTTTTCTTAAAAAGGAAATAGCTCTTGCCTCCCCAATGATTAAGCCACATAAGATATATCCCACTTATACAAGTATCTATATCTACCTCATACTTAACATTTGACGATTGATTTAATAAAACGAATGGATAATTATTATATGTATTAGTATTAAATGATTTAAGCATTGAAACTGTATAATTGCCATAATACACACCCGATGAATTAAGACTAATCAATGCGTTCCCAGGTTCTCGATGTCTGTATCTAATATCTGATTCATTAGAATATTTAACTGCTCCTCCTATCATTAAAGGAAAGTCCAAAGAAAAAGGGAAATTAACGAAACTCTTTACCTTTATACTACGACCTCTATCAAATATAGAATCATAAGGTCTCATCGCACCAAATATAATCGTATAATTATCTATACTATATACATCTGTACCATCATTTGTAATTACATTAAATGATAAACTCAACGTATTAACACATGTTTCTGATTTTCCGTCTGAAAATGGATTTAATCTTTCTAAATCAATAAATTCACGTAAAATATAACTTATGTCTCTTTTAGCCCCTGTAACCTCGTTGAACACCCATGTCTCCCTATATGATTTCCCCTCTTTATCTGCAATAGATATTTCAACTTTATTAATTTCAGTCATTGGCGCACCAATTTGAACTATGTTCGGAGAAAATACATAGCCAATATCATTCAGTTCAATCTGCGTAAATTCATTACTACCATTAAGAATCATAATCTTTCTAATATTTCAAGTTTATACTCTAAATAAATTTTATCTTCTACCCGTTTAAGAAACTCATCTATAAAGGGAGTGTAAATGTCTGCTCGTCCTCCTTCCCTATATAGCTTCGTACCCTTTGTGGCTATCGTATGGCTTATAGCTCCCGCTGCCATATTCAGGCTTCTTTCCTCGACCGTATATTTCGGTTGCCAGTTCTCAGACGGTTGGCGAATGTATGGAACTTGCCTTACCGATATTCCTTTGTCAATAATCCATTGCCTGATAATATCTACCATATTAGATGGAACACCCCCCGCAGCCCTACCTTTCTCAACCTTGGAAAATGCAGGTCGCCCTAGTAAATAGGCTTCGATTTCCTTTTCATTGCCTTCTATATAGACCTCGATACTATCGGCCGTCTGTCCCGTTACCGTTGTTCCGGTAGCTCTCAACTGTTCTACAATCTTGCCTTTGAGCCACTCCAATTCTTCTTGTAGAATTTCCCTTATACGCATTTTCCTATCGATTCTTTAAGATTCAAAGAAACTGATACGCCTGAACACTGTATCGCCATATCCCTGATTACATCATGGCAACTCCATGCGGTTATTGGTTCAAAATATCGGGTGTCGTTTACCCGAACAACAAATTCCTCAACGGCAGAACGCATTCGCTCTATAATAGTATTCGTATCTTCTCCTTCCGGATCTATTCCCTCATGGTCGAGAAAGAATAACAAAGGCTCTATATTCTTCTTCAACATTCCCGAAACGGTTATTTCTCCTCCTCCATTGATAGGCATTACATACAATACGGCAGGAAGTTGTTCCGGCTGTTGAAGCCACTGGTTCAAATGATATATATCTCCTATTGAGAAAGAGAAGCCCATAGCCTCTACGATCTCCCTTATCTTATCCTCCATCATTTTTTCTTATATATTAATTTTTGCAACCTCCTTTGATAAGCTACTACTTCGTTATCCATCTTCATACATTGATAGATAACTACCCACGGCACACATTGAAGAACATAATCATGATCTATTATTCCCATACGTTTGGCATAAGAATCGACAATACCGAATGTGCCAAAATTCAACGATGTTACTCCTGCGGCTATCTCTTCCGATGAATAGCTCATTGTTTCACCTAGTGCCTCAAACATTTTGGAAACCCTCTTAACCTCATCTATAATCCAATTTCTATATCCAGCCGTGACAGATATATCAGCTTTCAAAACTTCCTCCTCGGTAAGTCCCTCAACAATCTGCATGGGCTTTATAAATTCTTCTGAGGTCGTCTTTATTTCCATTAACTGCAACAATTCACCGTACATAATACCGTTTATGTCTGTTTTTAATGGTTTTCCTTTGAATGTAGAAACTCTTTTAGCTCCTTTTACACTTTCTACCGATTCTTCGGTTAAACATTCCATGATGGCTAAAAAATGAGCCGTCGTACATGTTTTTCTTTTTTCTCTTTTCATATATTTCCGAGTTTAAATATCTTCTTATGTTGTGGCGGTGTAAACAATCTATTGAGGGCTACATAGCGGATAGCATCTAGCGAGTGATTGAATAATTCGATAGGCTCATTTGTAGGTTCTCCATCATCTCCTTCTTTCCACTTATAATTTGCCAGCTCTTTCCTTATATTCGTACTTCGCCTTGTCACATGCCACTTATATCTTTTCAATACCGAAATACCTAGTCTTATACTATCATTCCCTTTCTTCGCTCCCTCTATCCTAAGCCCGAACCTCTTCAATTCCTCTATGCTCTTAGGTTCTGCACTATCGGCGATAATGGTAATGGACACCATTCCATTCTGTCGAACAACTCTCGAAATATCGGGATTGGTTACCTTTCCTTCAAATAGAACCTCATCAATCCATAAATCGCCACCAGATAAACGAACATCAACCAATGCCGTTGGATCGTTATATCCAAAGTCAAGACCCAACCATCTACCCTTGTAATTATCAGGCATAGAATCGACAATATCGTAATTGTCATAAACCATACCTCGGAGTCTTCCAGTCTTTCCCCTCGCATATACACGGTGAAGCTCCTTATCTTCAATCCCTTCTATCTTATCATGCTCCTCTTCGGAGAGAAAAGTATTGTGGCGATGATCAGTAATGAATAGCTTTGCTTCTGGCTTCCCTATTATCTTATCATGTACCCAGAAACGAGCTGTCGGGTTATAATCGATAAATATCTGATTTCGTGTCCGGATAGCAAGCTGCCAATATACAGGATAAGGTATACCGTTAGCTTCATTGACAAACAAATAATCTCGCTTTCCACTCTTGGCATCCTGCTCATTCTGAAACGAAGCAAATTCTATTATGGAACCGGTAACGCACTTTACAATTCTGTCGCTCTCGTTGAATGAGAACTTATCAGAACAAAAATCGCTATTACCTATTATCGTCTTGACATCTCGATATGCGCCCTTTTTTAGGTTAGGTATGTCTTGGCCGACAACCGTTATAACTTTATTGACAAACGATAGGGCATAATATACTAGCAACTGCAATATCGTATAGGTTTTACCGGAAGATGTTCCGCCCTGATTAATTATGATACGCTCGTTACTATTCATCATGCTGTCAAATAAAGGCAAGGTTGCGAATATGTCAGTCGGCGATGTCATCTTCACTGTTGGCTATCGGTGGTGTACCTTCTTTATGTACAACAGATATTTTAAATCCGCCTACACTCTCATCGACAGAAAGCCTGTTATCCTGTCTGTTTTTCCAATTTTCAGGGTCTAAGTTCGTCAAAGCAAATACAAGAGCACCCGTATCGGGTGGAATAATTTTTTTAATTTTTGTCTGTTTTATAATTATAGGCTTCCCATCGTTCCCCACAACATAGTCAGTCTTTGTTTCATCGAACTCAAATCCAGTAGCTCGTTTCCATAACGAAGTTTCTAACTCTTTAATAATTCCAGCCCTAAATTCTTTCCTTGCATTTTTTAAAGCCTCCGAAAACTCAGGTATTTTATTAACCCATTCATAAAAAGAGCTCTCACTAATTCCTGCTTTTTTACAGGCTAAAACATTAGAGTCCCCCTCCCTTATATAGGAGATGATGTCATCTTTTACATTGTTGTATTTACCGTTATTCATAACTTTTAATTTTATCAAAATAATTCTTGTAAAAATCGACCAAACCTCTATCTATGGTTATAACGCCTTGCTCTGTTCTTGGATTAGTGTTTATATTAGCAGAACTTTCAATAACAAAAAGGGAATTTATCTCCATATCCAGCATATATCTTAGAGTGGTTTTTAAATGCTGCAATTCTTCCGCATTTCTTTCTCTTGTAAAAATCATTTAACATTCTCCATTCTACAACATAAGATGTTGGAAATATTTCTCCAACATAAAAATCAAGTTTCTTTATCTTACCATTATCTACCCATTCTTCAAATTGTTTTACATCTTCTGCGGCCATACACCATGTAGAGCACATAAGCCATTCTATATTTTGATGCAATAATATTACTTTCAAAAATGAAAGAGAATCCACATTCCCACCTGTTATGCAATGATAAGAATGCCCGTCCTTGAATTTTTCAATTCCAAGTTTTTGCAATAATATATCTTCACCAAAAGCTCTTCGATATAGATATTTATTACTTAATTCAAATACTTCTGTTGTTCTTCTCTTACTCCCACTATTACTATTGCCAATAGGTTTATTTTCATTATCAGTAACGCTTTTCGCAGGAGATTGCCATACGGCATCATTTGTATTAAAAACATCATCAAACATAATAACCTAAAACTTATATAAATATACTAAAAATCAATCTGATTAGCAAGTAAATTCTTGCTTTATTTCAGATCGAAGTCTCCCCTTCTCAGAGCCTTCTCCATCTTCCGGCTGTACTCCTCTTTCAATATTTCAATGTTCATATCAAAACAATTTTAACTGTTCAACTTTATTTTCAATCTTAACTATCTCTTCAATGATTCGTTTCATTATTTATTGGTTTTTCGTATTTCCGACAGGGCATTTATAAACTCTACCGTTTTCCGGCAACAAAGGCGTAAAAAATATTCCGTTTTCCGGCAACATTTTATATTAAAATATTCCATTCGTTTCATTATTTATTGGCTTCTTCCTGAAAATCCATAGGTTACCATCTTTATCTCTTGCTACCCACATAGTTCATTATAAACTTTTTTTGAAGAATCCTTTTTCAATCAATTCACATATAATAATTACTATCAGGGATGCTGGACTAAGAATTATAAGAAAGAGGGCCCATAATAAATCCCCAATAGTACATTTGTCATTCCATTTGATTTTAATTAGAATGGCTAAAACTATTATCACACTGAATATGCAGTATATTATAGCCCACGTCATAGTTACTCCTCCCACTCGATTTTAACGGTATCAACATAGTCAAATTCTACTACGTAAGATTTTTTTGCTTCCTCTTTGGTCGGGTAAATACTTGCTACTATGAAAGAAATTGTATTTCCTCTTTCATGTGATTTATATACATTCACCCACCCTTCTTTCTTCTGAGGGAGCATCATTAAGTCATCTTTATATGGCGTGTCATTTTCAATTATAACCTTACCTTTTTCATTATAACCATATATGGTTTCTTCTTTGGCAGTATCT